ATGGCGGATAAGATCAGCTTAGTCCTTGATACTACGGTGAAAGGGTTAGAGGACATTGTTTCTACTACTTCGGCGGCTGAACGTTTAACGGCGGCAATTTCTAAGCAGCGCAGCGAGGTGATCTCTCTTAATTCTCAATTAAAAAAGGTTGAGGGTTATCAGTCCGCTATTAAGCGCATGGAAAAGCTGAGGGAGCAATCTAAACAAGCTGAGCTGAGTGTTTCGGAGCTGGGCAAGCAGCTTGAAGAAAATAAGGCTCAGGCGACTGGCCTACGTGTCGCTTACAGCCAAACGCAAGCAGAGATCAAGGGGCTTAATAGCCAACTTAAAAAAGCGTCAGGTGATGGTGCTGAACGCTTAAAGGTTCAATTACATCAGGCGCAAAACCGCTTGGAGTCGTTAAACCTTGAGATGCACAAAGGCAAGGACCGCACTTCTGAGCTGAATGTGGCTTATAAGGCGGCAACAAAGCGCGTTACTGAGCTGACGGATAAGCAAACTAAGCAGCGCGATAAATTGCGCGGTCTTGGGGCGGCACTGAAAGAGTCGGGTATTAATACTCGGCGCTTGGGTGATGAGCAGCAGCGCTTAGAGCAGAAAGCAGAAAAAGCAACCGCCGCTATTGCGAAGCAAAATGCGCGCATGAAAGAGATGCAGGCTATTCAGTCGCGCATTGATGGACGTAGTGCGAAGTTAGGTGAGATAGGCAGTCAGGCGACATCACTAGCGATCGCCGCTGCGCCAGTTGCTGCGACGGTTTGGAGTGCAGTTAAAAACGAATCTTCCTTTGCTGATGTGAAGAAGGTAGTGAATATGTCGCCTGAAGAGGCGGCGCAAATGCGGCAGTGGTCGTTGAAAACTCAAGCTTCTAAAGAAGGCGGCGGGTTAAACGCGAATGACCTGAATGCGATGCTTGCTGCTGGTGGCCGTTCTGGCATCAAAGACCCTAATGATTTAAAGCAGTTTGTTTTGGATTCAGCGGTAATGGGTGTGGCTTTTGATATGGAAGCGGCGCAAGCGGGTAAGACACTGTCTGATTTTAAGGCCGCTTTAAACTTAGATCAAAAAGGTGCGATGAATTTAGCTGGTATGGTGAATTACATATCCAATGATTCAAATATGGACCCTAAGCAGCTTTCTAACGTGATGGCGCGCGAGGGGGCGACCGCGAAACTGGCAGGTTTTACTAATAATGATACCGCTGCGTTAGCAACAACCATGATTGCAACCGGCATGGGAGACGAACGAGTTTCAACAGCGGTAAAAAATATCTCAGGTCGTTTAACTATGGGGGATGCGGCCTCAAGCACCCAGAAAAGGGCTCTTTCTTCCATTGGGTTCGATTCCGCTTCTTTGGCGGCTTCAATGCAAGATGATGCCGCGGGCAGTTTGCTTGACGTGTTAGAAGCGATTAAGTCTGCACCTCTGGAAGAGCAAAGCGCGTTGATCTCCCAGATTTTTGGGGAAGAGGTAAAAGGCGCGGTGGCGGTTCTGGCTGGAAATACGAAAGAGTTTGTTCGCTTGCGTAAGTTGGCCAATGAGTCAGAAGAAGTCCACCTTAAATCACTGCAAGGTGAGTTTAATTCGCGTATCGCGACGAGTGAAATAGGCATTCAGCTTTTCATTAATAAGTTGAACCGTTTGAGTGTGATCGTTGGTACTGCGCTGCTTCCTGCGTTGAACTGGGTTTTACAACCGCTCGGTAATGCAGTTGACATGGTGAGCAATTTCGCAGAAGCCAACCAAGGTTTAACGGCTGCGGTGGGTATTGGTGTTGCTGCGTTGATCACCCTTAAAGGTGTGATGCTTGCGGGCAAAGCCGCCTCGCTTATTTTTGGCAACACGCTAGATAAGAGCCGCTTGTTTCGTAAAGGTCTAAACCGTGAAACGAATGAGAGCGGTCGCGCTGCGCAGTTTGCTGCTAAGCAGTTTAGCCGGCTAAATCGCACTTTGATGGAGTCGGGTGGAGGTCGTTCTGGCCGTGGCGGTCGCGGTGGATCGGTAGGTCGTCGTTCGCGCCCTAGTTCTCGTGTTCGCTCTCGTAATCCTTTGGCTCGTGCTTACAACTTTGCTTCAACGGCTTTCACTGCAAAACGCGGCGCGCTTCCGCTTGCTTTAGGTGGGGGCGCTTTGGCGATGACTCCGGCCATGGCCATGGCGCAAGATGCGCTTGATATTGGTGGTGATGTTGCTGAGGGCTTAGGGAAAGGCGGACTGAATAAATTGATTAGGCCGCTTTCAATGGCGATCTCTACGGCGAATATCGCTACCGCTTTGGTGGATGGTGACACTAAAGGAGCGATCACCGAGGGCGGTGGTTTACTTGGTGGTTTGGGTGGCGCGAGTTTGGGTGCGGCGATTGGTACCGCCATTTTGCCCGGCGTTGGCACGGTGATCGGCGGTTTAGCCGGTTCGTTTTTGGGTGACTATGGTGGCGAGCTGTTAGGTGGTTGGTTTGGCGATAAGCTGACGAATCCGCCAGATAAGCTGATGGCTTCTAGTGACGTTCAATCGAAGATTGAGGAAAAGGAACGACAAGAGTCGGTGGCACGCTCGCTTCCTCCTATTCAAATATCAACACCCATTTATGCCGCGCCGGGCATGGATGAACAAAAGCTCGCTTCTCTGGCTCGACAAGAAGTAGCGAATGCGCTTCAGCAGCAGTTCGGCAGTATGTCTGGGCTTTCTATTGATGATTCTTTGTCTATTTCTGCGATTGACCGGAGTTAGTTATGCACCACATCGTGATCGGTGAGTTTGTCTTTGCTGTGGGGGATAAAACCCCCATCAGCAAAATGGAGCGGGTAAGCAATGGAGCGTATTCGGAAGTGTCGGTGATGGATGGCAGTAAGTCGGAATTTACGGGGCAACCTCTCGATTCTCTTGATATTACGGCTAAGTGGACGCGGTATGGCGCAGCTAAAAGTGTGGACGCGCTAAGGGCTTTGATTCTTGCTCCGCAGCAAGTGAGTGATGGACAAGGCTTTAACCTAGGCAAGTGGACGATTAAGCAGATCAAAGAGGGCCGATCTGAACTTGTCCATGATGGCCGTGCGATGGTGACTGAGGTTTCTTTACAACTGATGGAGTTTCGTTAATGCGGGTACAGGCTAAGGCGGGGTATTTGGTGGCTGATTTGTTGTTTAAGCATGCAGGGCAAGATGGAGATCGGATTGAGGCGGAGTTTTACCGCCTGAACCCCCATGTTCGCGGTGATGTTTTTCCACAGGATTGTTCTGTGATTATCCCTGAAGTGAATGTGAATAAACGTTCTATTGGTGTTACGCGGAGTTGGGACTGATGTTGAGAATCGAAGGTAAAAACGCTGAGCTCATGATGAGCTTATTGAAGAGTTGGCAGCTCACAGATGGTAATGGGGTGGAAGGAGACTACCTTTCCATGGCTATTTTTTCAGATGATATTGATGGCATTCCCCCAAAGGGTGAGAAATATCAAGTGTATTTAGGTGATGTATTTCGTGATGAATTCCAGATTTCTAAGCGATCAGCAAGTTTGCACCCACGTGAGATCCGCATTGTGCTGAGCGTGGCCCCCTTTAATATCAAAGATTCAACGGGTTATCGTGCCAAGAAGTCGTCAAGCTGGAATGATTCGACTTTGACGCAAGTCGTTTCTGACTGTGTTACCCCTCATGGGTTTTCGGTTTTCGTCCATCCTCGATTACAAAATATTAAAATCGAGCATGTCGATCGTACTGATGAGAGTGCATCTGCTTTTGTGTATCGCTTAGCCAAACAATACGATGCCGCCGCGAAGATTGTTGATGGTGTGTATGTGATAGCGCCGAAAGGTGAAGCTTCAAGCGCAAGCGGTAAAAAGATTGAGACTATTACGTTGTCACTTCCTGATGTTACGGAGGAGAAGGGTTCGGCTGACTTTTTGAATGTTGAGGTCGAACTTGATGGGCGTGATGACTTCAACGGCGTTAAGTCTTTTTATTTAACGACGGATTCTGGTGAGCGATTGGAAGTTTTGGTGGGAAATGAGCCGTTCAAAGTGATCAGCAAGGACTGCAGTAGCCGAACTGACGCAGAGCAAGTTTGTTTAACCGAGCTAAGACGAATTCAACGAGAGGGGCGGAAACTGACGATCAGCGGGCCACCTAATCTGCGCGCTTTTGCTGAGGGGGTTGTGGTTCTGGATGATTCTTTTCCTAAAGCATTTCGCGGGGAATGTTCTATTGATTCGGTTAATTTTTCTGGGCGTGGCCGTCAGCCTAGCTCTATGACTATTCAAGCAACGTTATTGGGGGCGTG